TTTTTTCGTGAAGCACGGGGGATTCGAACCCCCGACAACTTGATTAAAAGTCAGTTTGTGAAAACCGGCCGTTCCAGTGTTTATCTATATCCTCATTTTTCCTGACTACATTTTGACTACATAAACATTTTTTTATTTTTGTTGAAACAAAATGGCTTTCTGAACACATATATATAGTAGAGGGGAAATATCATATTCTTTTTTTCATTCATTATCTCCTGTATATGTGTAAACGGAAAAAATCCGGCAGATGCCTGTCACATCTGCCGGATTTCTCCGTTATACATTCTCTGTGTACTTCAATGAAATCCATCCTGCACCGGATTTCAATTTGCCCCAGCCGTTCTGCTCTGCTGTGATGGTATAAACGCCGCCTTTCTTAACTGTGGTGGTGACCTTGTAGGACGTACCAGCTCCGGCACGTACATTTAATGTGCCTGCTGTAATGCGGACTTTGTAGTTGCTGGATGTTGGCTGCTCGGCTGGCTGTGTTTCCGCAACACCCAACCTCTTATTGACCTCGGCAGCAATGTAGGCATGTTTGCCGTACAGATAATCTCCGGGACATGCCTTGTTTTTGAAATCCCTGTGGACTGTCATGTTGCATCCGTTCCGATGATTAACTCTGTCGTTTTTGTTCGTGCTCCATACCAGTTTGCTGATACCGTTCCGTTTACAGATGTCTGCTACCAATGCAATCAGTGATGCCATAGCCGCATCCGATACGTGCCATCCGGTAGCCGCTCCGCCGTCATTGGCTACTTCAATGGTTATGGCTCTCATGTCATTTGCCTTATTGCTACTGCACCAGCTTCTATCCTTTTCCTCCACATATAATCCAATCCGTCCATCACTACCAATGCCATAGTTGGATGATGCCATACGTGTTCTCTTGGCGAACAACTCTCCGCATCTCTCTACGGTCAGATTGCCCGCCATGCAATGGATGGTAATGTTATCAATCCTATGGTTCCTGGGGCTTGTCTTATTCGGGCTAATCCTCGTATAGGTTGCCAATGTACTGTTACTCATACTTTCTACCTTCTTTCCGTCAAATCGTGTTAAATTGTAATTCTGGATAACTGCCATAAGGTTGTCCACATATTTCAGCGATGTGGCATATCTGTCAGCCTTGATGTTTTTCAGATAGGTTTCGGGATCCGTGACGCCCTTCAGGTTTGCATATCTGGATATATTGATAAAATCAAAATATCCGTGTACGCAGGCATCCATGTTTGGAAATCTGCACCACTGCATCTGGGATGATGTATAGGTACCATCTTTTGCCTGTTCACTTCCCACCTTGTGATAAATCCCGGTAGCTGTAGGGCACCGCCCCGGCTTATACTTTAATCCGAAGTAATTGTTTGCCTTAACCGCCAGTTCGGAAGTACCTCTGGCAGATTCCAGTACCGCCTGCGCTATAATGGGGCTATGTACGCAGATGCCATATGCCGGGGCATATTTCTGCACATATGCCCCGATTTTCTCGATAAACTCTGTGGTATTCATGGTATTACTCCTCTGTATCCTGCTTGATTGTGGCCGTATCCTCAATTTGCGTTTTTATGTACTTCACAATGGGCATCAGGAATGGCGGCATCTTTACTCCGATATCTATCATGTTCTCCAGAATGGATATCATCTCATTCACAACCAGCCAGCATGCCACCACTGTGGCCACTACAAACGGAATAACCAGATTGATTCCTGCGGTATTGATTGCGTACTGAATCAACACGTCCATAAAAAATCCGACCACGATCAGCAGCCACATGCATACTTTTTTTATGATCCCACGGATGCTTTTGTAACTGCTGATTTTCTTATCCTTGCGATATTTTGCCGCACACAGTCCTGTCACATAATCAATCACATTGCATCCTACTAACAGTAATACAGGAACTGCCAGTATTCCCATCCAACTCATCAGTGCAGACATTGCTGCTATAATCATTGTTTTTACTTTTTCCATCGTCTTTCCCTCTTTCTTTCCACTAAAAAAGCTGAGACCTTTCTCTCAGCTACCAGTTGTTTCTATTCATTTTTTGCCCCTGTGGATGCATACATGCCGTTGGCATCCGGCTCTTTGTACTTTGTCGTATACCTGGAATAGTCACCCATCATTTTCTGCATTCCCCGGTCCATATACATTTTGAATCCGGAATAGTCTTCCAGGTTCAGTGCACGCACATTGACTACCCCCCGCCTGACTTCACATACGTCTGTTTGTATGGGGTCTTTTTTGTCTCTGAATTTTACCCATGCCACATCCTCACCTCCTTATTTCATTAGTGCCAATGTCGATACATTTATGGATGTGGTAGATGCCCCATATCCGTATGTTGCATATCCGGTTACCAAACGTATTCTAATCTTATACCGTCCTGTATACTGTGATATATCTATTGATGTTGCTGTAAATTGATTTTTCCCTCCGGTGGATATTTTCACAGCCTCACCGGCTTCGTTTACCAGATACACGCCCCATGCATGCCCTGTATGGCTGCCGCACACATGATTTGCGGCAATACACAATTTGCTGAATGCCGTCAAATCATAGTAATCTGTTGTGTCTAAATTGATGATACCGTCCGCCGACTTTCCGGAATCGTTTGCAGATACCGTCATGCTCATGGACACGTTGAAATCACCCCAAGAATATGAATGTGATGCCTTCGTGTTTCCACTGCTTGTAGTAACCGCCGTTATGTCCATCTTATGCTTTGCGGATGGAAAACCTACTATCATGTTCTTTGGCTCACCGCCCTGCCCTACTCCTGCAATTCTTACTGACATGTGAATCCCCCTTACATCAAATTTACATTGATTGCTACACTTTTTCCGGGTTCAACTGTTATAGATTCATCTAATATCTCATGTGCTAATAGAAACTCATTATCGGTTGAACTAACATAGGCAACCCATCCAATTTCACTAAATGTAAATGCTGCGTTTCCTGTGTTTGTAATTGTTCCAAATATATTGATATAGTCCCTTTCTGCCCCCTGTATATATCTTTTTGTAAGTGTTGAACAATCGTAGTTTTCTGTAATTGCTGACTCCAGTTTATAGTCTGTTGATTTTTCCTTCGTAGTTCCTGTTCCTAAAATAAATTTACTTTTTCCCCACATGTTGGAACCGAATGCAACGTTTGTTCCGCTTCCCAATATTACATTTACCCCTGCTTTCTCACCATTTGTCTTAATGCAAGGTGAAGGGACATTATCAACACTCATCCCGTTTCCGTTTCCTAACATATGCATAAAATTTCTTGTAAGCATTTTACCATCCTCCCTATTCTTTAATCTCTGCCGTGAATGTGCTACTGATGCCACTTATGGACGCCATCTGCAATGTTTCTACCGTTCCGTTTGTGGCCTCTGTTGTCGGCGTCGGTGTCGGCGCCGGAGCATTTCCATCGATGTTTCTGACACATGCATACTGCAGGTTGATGGCTGCTGCCGTGGCTGACTCAAACAACAGTGTCACGCTGCCTGCTGCCTGTGTCCAGGATACTCCGGCATTATTTAATGCCTCTACATCCGTATATGCCTCAGGGTAGATATCCACTACGGAAGTCTCTGCTATAGACGTATTTGATATGATGTATGAAGTAACTCCTGCGGGAATAGTATAAGGACCCGAAAAAGTTCCGACTTTGGCATTCAACTGCCCCACAGCCAGACACCCTGCCGGGAACCCTTCCTTAGTGACTGCTGCCGCCGTGTCAAGGTCATCAACGATGGCGTCCTTTCCTATTTTCCCATTTACCGTTCTGTTTGTCTCATTCACCTGGGCGGCTCCATACACACTGCCTTCCTGGTCATACTCTGTGGCATCTTCCACCTCATAAATCCCATTTCCCACATCCACTACTGTCAGTTTGACTCTGCGTTTTCCGTTCATCCCGGCAGCCAAAATTGCATCCAAAAAATCTACTGGTAATTCAGACACTCTATATCCCTCCTATCGTTTTTATTCCAAGCGTCATGGGCAACCTTCCAAGCGCCTTTTTCTGTGAAGCAAGTGTTTCATACATTGTCAGCATTGCTTTTTCTATCCGGTTAAGTTCATCGTAAGTTATGAAAGGACCATTATCGGCAAAAGTCTGTTTATCTCCATACTCCCGCGGAAACGTGTTCTGGTTGATAACTTCCAAGTTGTTTTCCAATATATTAAATTCGCTGGCAAAGTAATGGCCCTTCACATCCTTATCTTCTCCCATTTCCTCAATAGAAAAGGACGAATATAAATTCGTCCCAAGTTCATGCAAATAGGCAAGATTGTTTTTTATTCGGTTATAATCCTCTGCATTCATGCGGTCACTTTGGTTCCAGTCTGTTTTCGGGTTAATCCACTCCATTTATCTCCCTCACTTTCATGGTGCCGCTCCAGGCTCCATTGTATTTAAGCGTATGACTGTATGCCCTCACCTGCGTGGTACCCCGATTAAGCTCCAGTTCAAACAGATCATTGGCATCTACTCTGGGGTCTCCCCTGTAGGATATGTCATACTCCATAGCGGCCATGAAGTGCGCCGCCAGCCACTTCTCTATCGCCTCCGCGTGTTCTGCCGAGCTTACCAGTTCGTTTTTCCATGATTTCACAATTCCCGTTGGATTGTGCTGTACCCGGTATATGTTTTCAGAAACAGCATATTCATAACCGGTCAGGGCATAGTTAAACGATGCTGCGGATGCATGCAGTTTCACATACCAGCAGCTGCTTTCTTCTATGGTTGCGACGTCGCAATCCAATTCATACCCATAAGATGCATTACTTAAATATACGGTATAATTGCCGTCCGCATCCGGTATCACTCCCTCTTCGGCTGAAAGTTCCTTTTTATCCGTACTCTGACTGTATATAGTCCGGGTAATCTCCATAGCCTGAATTCTGTCCTGCTTAATTGCTTTTGGAACACTCATCAGGTCTCTTTCTGCTGTCAGAATATAATCAGTGGCGTCTCCAAACCGTATCTGTTCCACCATAATCCGCCTGTTAGGCTGTCCTTTCAGAATTCTTATCCGCATGGAATCAAATTCCTTAAATTCATGGAGGGTAGCATAATTGATGCTATCCGGATTTTCCGTAACACTTTCTACTGCGTTACCGTCCAGATATGTTTCTATCTGAATTTCTTCCGGAAAAATATCACGGAAGGCTATACTCAGCCCAAAGCAGGTATAAGCACTTTCCATAGTCAGTATAATTACCGGCTCTGCCGAAAATGTCCCGTCAGTTGATGCCATGATGCTGACAAATCCAGTATTCACACTGATTTCCGCCGTTTCCGGTACAAAGTAAACGCCATCCGTAACCGGAGCATATTCCGGACTCGCATACCACCCCTTTTCGGCAGAGGTAAGAACACCACCTACGTTGCTCCAGCTTTCTCCATTTTCTTCCGTAACTATCACATGTGGAATAAAAGAAGATTTCAGCTGGATTTGTCCGTTCCGGTTAAATAATATAACGCATCTTCCGGCATTGGCTATTATCTGCAGTGCTTCCTTATGCCCACACACTGGCAGCGGATTGTATACCATTACATCCTGAAGGTATGAATCTATCCGGTACTCGTTCTCCTGCAGCCCCGCATCCTCAAGTACATCCTTTGCCAGTTCATACAGGGAAATACCATTACTGTAATAGCGCCCCTTGTAATAGGTGCCGTCCATGACCTGCAGTCTGTCCGTAGCCGATATGGTTGCCTTAATTTCTGTGGCATCTGCACTCTTAAAATAAAAAGTCTGCGGAGCCGTGTATTCCAGAATGCCATCTCCAGCTACATCATATGAGAACACAGCCTGAAGGCTCTGACCTTTCTCAAAAAAGTTTATGATGCTGTTTTCATCATCCACATCATAAGTTCTGTCCACATTTACGACTTCAAGCTTCATATCCTGCGTAGGAAGTGATTCCGTAACAGGACTTACCACATCTGTCATGGAATAGTTCTGTATTTTGTTCACCGGAATGGTTAATGAAGTGCCACAGGTGAATTTCAATATCCGCAATCTCCCGTTTCCATTTACCATGCTCGATGGTACTATACGCACCCAGGACACGCTCTGAAATACGTCCGAGGTAACCCACTCTTGAGCTGTATTGGAATAATGTGTCTCTCCTTCTGCGGTCTGCACCACGAATTCCGTGGGATAACATTCACCAAAAAGAATGGTCATGCCGTGCAGGTCATACTCCCCGTCAAAATATATGGTAACCGCGCCTTTAATCTCTTCCGACAGGATGCCCTGGTTGTAATACCCCTCCGATACTTCCGGCTGAAAATACATGCTTCCGTCCACCTTAGAAAAATCCTGTTCCGGAAATGCATATATCTTATCCGGAATCTGTCCGGAGAAAGGCTGTGTAAGGCCTGACACCGGGTGTACTTCCTGAGGTTTTACGTGGGCTCCCTTCTGTGCTTCCAGATTTACAACACCCATATATACTGTAAGGTAACCTCTTTCCCTCAGGGTGCTTTTCATACTGGCTTTATACGCCGTTGATACCCTCTGCATTATTCAATCACCCCGCAGTCTATTATGTTTACCTTACAGTCCGCGTACACCTTAGGAAGCCATGCCCTTGGATTGGCTGAACCGTCCGCATTATACTCCGGCTCTACTTCTTTCGGTGTGGCCGTCCTGTCTCCCGGATACATTTTCAGTGTTATCCAGTCATTGTTCACCATGTCGGGAAATCTGACAGTCACAAAAAAATTCTGAAATTCTTTTAATATGGAAGACCACGTAGCAGCATCTAAAAACTTCCACTGCAGGGAATCGATTTTGTACTGGTCCCTTCCTACTTTCTGACCAACCATTGTACCCATGCTGTTCTTACCACCGCTCACTGCCGTAGATACCACAAAATTCAGTCCCTGGTCAGGAGCCGGGAACAGCTTTCCGTTTATAGTTATAAATCCCGCCATTTCAGGCTCCTTTCTTAAAACTGATGTCCTAACTTATTTCTGGACTCTTTTAGGGACTGTAGCAGTGACCTGCCATCCAGTTCAATGTCCAGATCCATGCTTTCCAAAATAGTGATAATACGTGTCAGCAGTTCCACTATGGTCATCAGAAGCTCTGTGCTTAAATTACCGCCACCGTTGGCCAGTTCTGCTGCCTTAACCGCCATATCAAGCAATTTACTTTCCGGCGATACAATTTCACCTTCGCGTTTATTATCACCAATGACTGCCAGCTGCGGCTGGTTTGCACCTACATAACCGCCCTGCGCCAGTAACGGTATCTGCGGTGCTTTCAGTTCGTTTAAGTTGAACCCGAATGTCTTGCCTCCCAAAGCCGGTACCCAGTCAGGGATATCAAATGACAACGCATTCAGCGCCCGGATAACAGTGTTAATACCACTGGTGACGCCGCTGATCAGCGCATTGATGCAGCCGAGAATTCCGTTTATAGCTCCTTTGATAATGCTCCAGATACCGTCAAACACACCTGATACGATATCCTTAACTCCCAGCCATGCTTTTTTCCAGTTACCGGTAAAGACTCCTGTCAAAAATTCAATGATACCCTTCAGTACCTTCAGCGTACTTCGTACAGCATCCGCTATGGTGTTGATGACATTGGATGTGGTTTTCATGATAACACTGAGCACATTGGTTACAACAGGACTCAATACATCCACCAGCCAGCTTACAATAGGTGCTATAAACTGGTTATAGATTTCCAGCGCACCATTGATAAGCTCCCCGATAAAGCTTAAAAGCTCCGCACATAGCGGCTGTATATGGTTTGTCCACATATCCTGCAGCACTTTTATCAGTGTATCCCATACCGGCTTCACAATGTTTGTCCATGCACTCTGCAGCAGGTCCCCGGTACGTGACACAGCTTCCCGGATATTCTCAAATATGGATGCGCCGTAAGTATTCCAAAAATCCTGAATGGTTGTCCAGCAGTCAGCCCATATCTGCTTTATCAATTCAAGCGCCGGCTGTACGCCTTCCATCCACACCCTGTCAAATATGTCTTTTACCGTGGTAAACAGCTCTGTACATGTAAGGATAAATTCTGTTGCAAACTGTGTCAGAATTGGTAACCCTATCGTAATGAAATTGCCAATCTCCGCAGACCACAGATCCCACATGGAACCGAATACCATCGAAAACGAAGAAATCATCCCAGAGATAACGACTCCCGCGCTATCTATGGACGTCTGGATCAGTGTAACAAAATCCCCGGTAAACCAGTCAAGGAGCGGCTGTCCAAAGCCAATGCAGTCTTTGAATACCTTTGCAAATACCTGCACCAAGCCTGCTGCCGCAGTTCTGATTTTATCAAATGCACCGGCCACATTATCCCCAAAGCTTTCCTTCAGGAATCCGAATATCTTTCCTGCTGTATCTTTTGCCATACCAAGCAGGTCCATCAGCTTTCCCGTAGTCGTATCTACTGCAGCATCTGTGGATGTAAGCATGCTGCCGGTATCCATACTTCCTCCTGAAGCGCCTCCGCTTCCGGAAGAATCGGTACTGCTGTCCGATATGATATTCAGTTCATCAATTCCTAATGCTCCTGTTGCCTTTGCCGCTTTCTTTGCCGCCCCCGCAACACCATTAAGTCCTTCTGTCGCATTGGCTGCATCCTGGGCGATGGCCGCCACACCGGATGACCCACTGCCTCGGTTTCCGGTAAGCAATTCCGTAAATGCCTTAAACTGATTGGCCAGTATCTGCAGCTTTCCAATCAAGGCATTTACTATCTGAATGATTGGCGTAAACAGATTTATAAATCCCTGACCCAGAGTAGCCTTCAATGCATTAAACTGCAGAGATAGCACCTTCGTCTGGTTTGCCCAGCTGCCGGATGTTTTGGCAAAGTCCCCTTGGGCATCCGATAATGCCGACATGGTATACTGGTACCGCAGCATGACCTTTTCCTGCTCTGTCATGTTGGCTGTGGTCTTGCCGAAGCCGTTATTCAGTGCATACTGGTCCAGGTTTGTCTGTGTCAGAAGAACACCTATGGACTTGAGAGTTTCTGTTTCACCCGTCCAGATAGATTTCAGCTTGTCAAATGCTTCATCCGTGGAAAGGTTATAGAAAGATGCCACATCACCTGTCAGTGCTGTTACGGCCGCAGACATATCATAGGATGCCTGCTCGGAGAACCCCATTGACTTACTCATGGCGCCAAGGGTACCTATATACTGTTTTGCCAGTGTTTCCGACATGCCGTACGTTTTCATGGCATTGGCTGCGAATTCATTGACGGAGCCGTTCAGAGTCTTAAACGTAGTATCCACTACGTTCTGTACTTCTGTCAGGTCAGAGCCAAGTTCAAGGCATTCCTTCGTGAATTTAGTTATGGCACCTATGGCAAGCACACTGCCTATCAGTTTCCCGATAGGCTTAAAAGCATTAACTATCGGCGTCTGCGCACTCTGTGCAAGTCCTTTTACCTGTTTGTTGAACGAAGACTGGTTTACATTTAGTCCAAGGTCAATCTGTCCTACTTCTGTACCACCCATACCACACCTCCCTTCTGTTTGTATTATTCCTTAAACGCTGACCTGCAGAATGCCTGGAATTCTTCCATATAGGCCTTGTATGCGGCAGGATCTTCCCGCAGCTTCCTCATTTTTCGTTTCTGCCAGTCGGACCTTATCCGTTTCTGCTCTGCCGTATACTCTTTCAAAATCTTCGGGTCCTTTTCCGCCCTTATACTGACAATTTTCCCCAGTGGCGTATCCGGAAGAAGCCCTGACAGAAGAGTACAGAATTCCTGCCATGCCATATCATCTTCCTGTCGCAAACGTATTCCGTACTGCTGTGCAAAGGAGGCCTCTATAAGGTCATAGTCATCATACAGGTCGTAATAGTCATCACTTCTTTTCCGTATCCTGAAATCGGCCTTCCACTTCTTCCAGGGTGCTGCCCGTGGCTGCCGCCATAACTGCCTGGTATACGGTCTTGTATTCCGGAAGCGGCAGATCCATATCCTCTACTTCCTTGGTTGCCTTTGCTCCGATCAGCATTTCCAGCGATTTCGTCATCAGACCAACTTCGTCAAATGTCCCATCCTTGGATTTTTTCTGTACTTCCTGCACCATTGCCTGCATATTCAGGATAGTGTTTTTCCGGTTATTTACCGTTACAACAATGTCATCCGTAATCTTTACCATCGGGAGTTCATTGGTAATTCTTTTTGTAATATCAATAATCTGTGCCATATCAGTACCTCCTAAAAAGGGACAGACCACCTGTCTGCCCCATACCATCAGTTACTCTGCATCTGTATAGGTGGGTTTACCGTCCGAAAGTACTTCCCACTCCAAACCATTTACCGCCGTTGCATCCCCTCCGAGACTTGTAACATTAATCACGCAGGGAATTTCCAGTTTCCCCCCGTCAGGGAAGTTGATTGTCATAATAGACTCGCAATCATGTCCTTTTTTCAGGAAAAGTCCGGCCACATAATCATTTCCGGGATCTCCATAGTTACGCTTGCCTCCCATGCTTACAGAAAGGGATTTACCCGTCATCATCCTGCGTTTCCAGCCCTCTGCATCCATTGCGTCCCATTCTTCTACATTACCGTCAATGGCAATACTCAGGCTTTCCGCATCCTTTACCACTTTCATGGTACTTTCATTGGTCTTATCCCGTCCTGCCGTATTAACACTGAAGGTAATCTCATTTACCGGAGCTACACCGGTAGTGCCTCCGAAAAACTGAAGATTCATCTTTTTCATTCCTGTTCCTACCTTTCGTAGTATATGTTCGTTTCTATAACCATCTCATAAATACCGTCAGCATCAGTTCCCACATCAATGGGCGCATCCGTCAGCATTCTGGTGAATAAAATACGAACTCCATTTACAGTTACATTGCGGATATTTTCTATGGCTCTGTACAGTTTTTCCGCTGCCTTTTCTGTATCGCCGATAGACTTATTCCAGTGGACAAGAATACTTATGGGCTTAATGGCATACGAGCTGTTCTCAATACCTCCCACAGTGTTCCTTTTATCCTGCTGCCGGGTAAGATTGTAAACTCCTATACACTGCTCTTTCTTGTCCTGCATTTTTCCGCAATACACATGCTGCCTGTCCACTATATTCAGCGCTGCAATGCACTCTGCTACATCCACAACCGTCATAACCCAGCCTCCTTTTTATAAAATATGTTAAATGCTTTTTGAGCAAGTTCCTGCTTAGTACCACCCGGAAGATACTGGTCAAGCCATCTGCCACCGGCATTGGGATTCTCCGTCTTATCAAAGTGGTATTCCGGATGATAATACAGCCGTCGTGCATACGGAGTTGCAGAAATCAGCCGTACCTCACCTGTTTTTGCATCACTGTCATCTACAAAAGTAGAATCATTCTGCAGAATACCTTGTCTGAATGGCATCTTCCGTGACTGCACGACATCTGTATGAACTGCTTCCGCGGTTTTCACAAGTGCAGTGCTTACCGCTCCAGTCAGTTTTGCGACCACCGGCTTATACAACTTAATCTTGCAAGATACATTTCTGTTTGCCATCACACCAGCTCCAATACTGTATAATTTACCGTTCCGTCAGGATTTCTTGCCTTGCTTCCTGCTGCTATCCGTCGTGTTGTTCCAAGTATTACAACAGATCCTCCGGATATTACTGCAAGTTCCGGGCAGATGTCCCCGGGAAAATAGGCCGTGCCGGTAATCTCAACAAGCTTTTTTTCCGCCGTAAGTACCGTTTTGGCCTTATCCTGGTAATTACACATTCCCTCATAATCCACCGGGCTTAATGGCTCACCGAAATTGCCATACCCCTCTGGGTCAAGTTTTGCCTTAATGGGAGTCTTACACATCCGCTTATCTACCAGACATGGAAACATCATCACAACAACCTCCTTGTGCAGAGGCCTGTCTGCATAAGCAGCGCATAAGTGTCCCGCCTCATGGCTATCCCATTCTCCACGGACACGTTCCAGCTATCTCCAAAAGACATGGACACACCGTTTAAGGAATAACTCTTCAAAACAGAGTTAATCAGTTCTGCATTTTCCTTTTCAAAGTCTGCCTGCAGGCAGCACACTCTTTTCACCACATCCTGTTGAAAAGATGTAAGATTGGAAAATCCCTGACCTACAATCCTATTATAGGTCAGGGAATCGATGTGCATACTTGACAGTTCCAGGTCTCTGGCATTCACTCCGGATGTACCCTTATACACTTCCCTGTAGTAGGTTTCATCTGCGTAAGCCATAATCTCCCTCCAGTCTTACTCCGCTACTTCCTCCGCCGGGTCTACGTCCACATATACGGAGTCTACCTTTCCGTCCTTTCCGTTAGGGAACACAAAAGTGTCACTCAGCTGACGGTTCTGATACAGATATCCGTCACCCTTGGTGTGAGCACCCGGGTCAAAGTAATAAATGCTGCTAATTTTAGGCACTGTCTTACAGGTCTGTCCGCAGGCAATAAGCACGTTAATCTTGTGGGAGCCCTCCACGGTCTTCTCATAGTAGGTTCCGATGTTTGCCTTGGCCGGAGAAGCAACAGCAGAATACACACCCTTGGAATCCTTGGTGTAATAGGTCTTGGCCTTATCCACATCCGTATCACCTGTAAGTGCATATTCCGACTTAACAGTATCGAAGCCGCCTTCCTCCGGCTCCCAGTTGAAAGCATCGTAGAAACGCTCGTCATCTACCACTTCCATAACCGGCACACCGTCAATGTCGGTAACACGGGTTTCAATTCCTAAACCACCTTCTGCAATCTGGGTCATCTCGATCTTACGGGTAAACTCTTTGGACATCTCCAGAAGGTCCATGATGTGAGAGCATACATACATTACAAGAACACCCTTGGCCTTGTAGCGGCGAAGCTTTCCTGCCGCCAGAAATCCCTTCAGCTTGGTGAAAACATTGTCCACGGTAAATTCACTTGCTTTGGTCTCACTGTGGTATCCGGCTGCTGCCTTGGCTGCCGCCGCTACCTTGGAGAAGAACAGAGCATCTGTTTCCGGAGCAACCTGTGTCTGTTCAAACACGCGGGAAATATTCTGGATGGATGCGGTCTTATTGGTTTCGTCCACATCCGCCTTATCTACAAGGAACTCCACGTCTCTGTCATGCTGCACGGTATAGGGAATGTCTTTCTGGTTAAAGACACCCTCGTTCCATCCGCCGCTTCTCTTATGGTTCTTGTAGCCACTCACGGACATCTGCGTAAAGTGGAAAGTTCTGGCATCCAGCCATCTTACGTTAGTAGTTACAAAAGGGCTTGTCAGTGTTTCCTGCATCAGAATTTCCAGAAGGTCAGGACTCCACTGTTCTGCATAGTTCAAATTAGGCATATTTTATACCTTCCTTTCTCAGTTGAACCGGTTCCATCTCTTTGTAGGAACCTGGCTCTGGGTTTGCGGTTTCGGCTGTCCCGGATTGCCACCCCCGCCTGCTCCAATCTGAAAACCATTATTGGCTCCGTTATCTGCAGGCTTGATCTGCGGCAGGTCTTCCAGGACCTTATTAAGAGCTGCTTTTACAGACTCTTCGTTGATTTTTCCATCCTTATCCACTACCGCCGACATATCCGCCAGCTTTAATACATAAGGAATAGTCTTTGCGTCGAGTCCCAGTGACATGCCCGCCATGATGGCTGCGTTTTCAATCTGGGCTTTCTGCACAAGTTCTTTTTCCTTCTCCAGTGCTCCCTGCAGAGCTCCGGCATCCGGTGTGTTCTTGGCTTTTTCTGCCTTAAATGCACTCATTGCCTTCTCAGCTTCTTCCTGCGTGAGTCCCTGCTGCTTAAAGTAGCTTTTCAGCGCCACATCCTCTTTTGCTGCAAGGGTACCGTCAAGCATCTGCTGGATTTTCGCATAGTCAATCTGCGGGGTGGCAGGTGCCGGAGTGGGTTCTGCAGGAGGCTGCGGATTTCCCGGCTTGGGTTCGGGTGCAGGCGTAGGCTCTGCAAAAAACTGAAGGTTCATAGGTAACTTGTTCTGTTTCATGAATATTTCTCCTTTCCGTTTTGAGGGTGTCGCCCTTATATCTTATCCATTGTCATCAGTGTCACTGGCCACGCTGCTTTTTACGCCTTCTCGTGTTTGGGCATATAAAAAGAACACCCTATTGAGGGTGTTCTGATTATCATATTATGACGTTGCAAATACTAATCTGTAACTTTCCAATCCTCCGCCAGCATATCCGCCTGGGAAGCAAGCCATCCCATCTGTACACCAGAGGTACCAACGAAAACGAATGCTCTGTTTCCAATCGCCTCATGCGTGCAGTTAATGATTTCACCTCTTGCATTCCTATAAGATATACAGGACGCAAGTTCTATGTACTGGTTCTTTCCATTCCAGCCAGCTCTTCTGATTCTGCATCCTTCCTTTGCTTTTTTGATTGCTTCACCAAATGTCATACTCCTTCTCCTTTCTTTTTAACGCATAAAAAGAACACCCAATTAAGGGTGTTCGGATTATTAAGATTATTTATGCTCCTATTTTTTTTATAAATTCTTCTGGAAGTCGTATGTTATAATGCTTAATATGATATGCAAGGAAATCGCACCATTCATATTCCCCATCATTATATACAGAAAAGCTGGGGGATATTGTTTCACCAGTAACACAGTCAATACCTTCTCTCGGGCACCCAGCTATACGCTTTTGCTTTGCCAAATACTCGATGACCTTCTGCTTATCATAATTAACTTTTTCCACAAGGTATTCTTTTACACTTCCGGTATTCTCATACAACTTCATCTCACTAAAAAAACCTATATACTTCATTGTTCTACTCCATTTTCAAAAATACGCCACACTCCAACATTATGATTTGGGGCCCCGACAAATACTGTTCCCTCATCTGGAGCATAATACAAGTCGTCATCAGGCGCCATGACTCTAACTCCAAGTTCCTTGGATAACTGTTGTGCAAAAGAGTTATCACCCGCACCAGTAGAGCACGATGCCAACCTAATGTCACCGCCCTTGTATTCTGTGGAAGACCTTAAATAATCTGCAAACTCTTTAGCGCTCATATTTTTTAATTTACCATCTATACGCATTTGCACACTACCGGGGCTTCCATGCAAGCACACATCCTTAAATCCCGGAATTTCCTCTACACTAAAAGAATCAACATATAGTGGATCCGACTTGTCAAATAGATTGATACTTAACTTTATTATACCATTATTGCTGTTATTTACAATGACTTCTGTATTTTTTGTCTTATCTTGAAGGAGTTTCCATTCATTCCTTCTGTTCCCATAACGCTTCCGGTTCTCCTCATCCAGTGAATACTCGGCAAGACGACCATAAGCCTCAGCCTGCCGTTCTGCATACTGCTGTTTTGCTTCCTTCCAGTTCTGTTCTTCAATATCCTGGAGCTCCTGCTTTGTGAACTTGTCATCCGGTTCCTCATCAATGTCAGGAAAATAGGTAGTATGACCATCTTTGCACCGCGGATGATACAGCCCAGCTGCTATGGCGCTGCTCATCAGCGGATACTTCCCGTCTTTTGCGCTTCCTCCGCTCCACACGTCATCTATCAGTACTTTTCCCACAAATGGTAAGCACTTGGGACAGGGGTTCCCGCGCTTATTCATGATAACCGTATGTATACCATACTCATTGCGCATCTCCCCCTCGCCCATAAGTTTGCTGCGCTTTCCGGCGGTTCGTATTGCCATTTCTGCATAATCGGCCGCCGTGTGTCGGGCGCCATTCTTATACTCAATGCAGTTTATTCCTGCTCTCAGGAAATCCTTCGTCGCCATGTCTATGGCCTTTTCATAGGTTCCTGCACCGCTGGCGGCATAAAACTGTGCGTCAAAGATGATTTTACGGTACTTGTCATCCGCCATTCGCAGCATGGCATGTTCTGCCTTCTGCAGGTCATTGGTCGTGGCATCAATAAGGGCATTGAGCCGTCTGTCATTAGAACGAAAGAAAGCAGCACTGGCTTCTGCTGCCCTACCGGTAGCTTTTTTCAGTGCTGCTCCATTTTTTATGGCATTAAGAATTTTTATTTCCTGCTCTCCATTTCCGGTTTCCCGCTGCATTTCAATCAGGTTTTCTATCTGCCTGTTAATGTCCTTAAATTGTGTCCCGTATATCTTCCGGTTGCGCTTCTTATAATCATCCAAAGCCTTTAACTGCCTTACCTGCCACTGCTCCCAGTTTATTTCCAGGTCATCCTCTTCGGCGGTATGCCGTTCCAGATTACGCATCATGGAGGCTATCAGTTCATTCTCTATCCGATGAAGTGCACCGGCCACATCGTAATCAGCCATGCTTATCCCTCAAAGTCTATCTTATAGTCACCCGCATCCAGATTGACCGCCGGCTCTTCCTCTGAGGCAATTCCCTGTTCCTCTTTCAGCCTGCGTACCTCTTCCTCTTTCCATTCATCATCCTTGGAGTCACCATACAGTTCTTCCACGCATGCTTCCGTGGACATAATCCCCTGCGTCTTTCCTTTTCCGATAGTTTCAACCTGACTTTCAAAGGACGGGTTCGCATACTCCCCGAAGTTAATGGTGGCTTCCGCATCTGTAAGGGTCTGCTTCATACTTGTGCTGTATACCTTCATAACCGTATCCACCAGCTTGGGAATAGTCTTCCGAATGGCATTAACTATCTTATTTCTGGAATATAAGGTAACCTTCTCCTTTTCACGCTGGGCCTCTGCATTGTCAAGTTTCTTCACATCAATTCCAAGTGTGCTTGGGGAAAGAATACCCTGCAGACACAGATCCAACGCCGTGATGTACGTGCTCAGGTAGCTCTCATGCGGAATTACGGGCTGCTTCACTTCAATAGTGTTACTTGCCCCCTCCTGCATGGAACTTTCCAGCTTAATATATGCATGGTCAAATGCATTCGGTGGAAGAATTTCCCCCGATTCCGGATTTCTGGGCAGCATCTTTTCCGGAATATATTCCTTACTTCTTCCTCTGCGCAGAGCATCCATCCACTGGCTCCATGCTTCATCCAGACTGTCAAAACTATCCGCCTTGCGGTCAAATATGCTGCTCCCACGCCCCTTGTATTTATTGGACTTAAACGCCATAAACTGCTGTGCCATCATGAACGACTTGTCAAACGTCACTTCCTCACTCAGGCCACTGGTCTCCGGAATGGTATCCAAGGGTACTTCCCTGTCATCCTTTTTCAGCTTAGTGCGGATGTATCCTCTTCCATATCTCTCTTCCAGAATATACTTGCCCGATTGTGCCATGTATTCTGTTCGGAATACAATTTCACAGACACGTCCTCTGTTATAAACATATTCCAGCTGGTCACCGGGAACAAACTCGATGATGGGGTACTCTGTGAGCGCCGGGTCCAGGCTGATTTTGAAAGCCCCGTCTCCAACCACCAGTACATTCTTCACAGCATCTTCCACAATGTCCTCAAAATTGTTATCCTTGGCAATGCTGTCCCATATTTTCTGTTTTTCCGGCGATGATAATTCTACGGCGTTCATGTCGGCCACCGTTACATCTGTCAGTATCCGCACCATTATCCCGGGAATGCCCGTATGTAGCTTGTTGATGTCGTTTCCCGTTGTGGGAACGGCCGCCCAGAACCTTATGCGGTTTGTATCTCCGGGAAGTTCCTTGTAGAGCTGCGACAGTTCGTCTGCGTCCCCGCGTTCCCATATCCGGCATAAAGCCGCATTGGCGTAATAATCAAGCTGTTCTGTTATCTGAAAGCTGCTTACCTGCGGCGGTGTTATCCGAAGAAAGCTTCTCATGTTGCGTCTTATCATATCTGCCATATTATCCACCCACCTCATTCTCTCACTCCTATCTTGTCACGGTACGGAATCCAGTTATACTGTGTGGAATTGACCATGTGGTCATTTCCATCCTCTGGTGTGCAGTCCTTATCCTCCTGCCAGCTGTAAGTTCCCATTTCACCGATATAATTGGTGCATGTATTCACCACATAAAAATCAGGCATCTTGCCCGCCTCATCATCATACGCCATCCATCCCAGCTGCAGGTTAATTCTGTCAATAATCGTGACCTTCTTGTACGCATTGTTAAACAGATACATGCACTCCGGATGCTTCCGCCTGTACTTATCGAACTCCGTAAGTGTCGCCTGGTCGGCACTGTCTATGAATGTGTTCCGGGCCAGTCCCCATTCAGCCCTGCATCTATTCAGGAATGCCACAAAATTGACTACCGTATCCGAAGGAGCAAGCGGGGTGCCTATCGTAGCATTGTTGTATACCTTTTCTTCCAGCAGCACATATCTGCCCTTATTGGTGATACCCGAAAAGCTCATGGCTATGGTATCCGGACTCTTCTGGGAGTAGGCTGTATCCATGCCTGCCGTAAATATGACAAACCATTCTTTCTGCTCCGGATTATTCTCGTTACGCAGATATGCTTTTGCCTGCTCTTTCGTAATCACATGTCTTGCTTCATCGAATATGCCGAACACCAGCCCCGTGGCGTGTCCCCGCAGCCCAAGAATTTTGTTCTTCCAGAGCTTGGTTCCCTTTGGCGTATTCAGCTTAATCTGGGCTATCTTTTCACTGGAAGCACCCAGATTGTCAGTAAAAGAAAAGAACCAATGCACCCATCCGGGCTTTGGTTCCTGATTAAGCATGTTATTGATTTCTGCCGGTGCATCATTCGCGTATTGTGGAAGAGGACGGCTATGATTTATGTATTCCTTGTATACCGGGAGGTTGGGGTCATCCGGGTTAAGTGTTCCCATCAGATAATCACAACGCATGGATGCTTCACGGACAAATTCTATGTCCGCTGTGTTGATTTCATCAATCAGCAGACATCCATACTGCCCGCCCAGAGCTTTCTTCCACCTTTTCTTATCCCCATATCCCAGCACCAGAACTATTTTATCTCCGCCGGAAGTATGAAATACAATATGCGGTATTTTCACCTCTCTGGATCCGTTACCGTTATATTCCGTGAGTACCCCGAAGTCATCCAGCACGCCAAAGTCCTTCATGATGATGTTCTTCTCCGCTGTGCCCGTGTCCTCCGACGCAATGATGTGCAGCCTCTTTGGACTTGCCGCTACCTTTAACATAAATTTGAATAGTCCTACTGTCGTCTTGCCCGCAAATGTCGTCCCTTCCAGAAACTCCACCGGAGCACTGCATTTCAGAAATGCTTTGTACTTGTCCGACAGTAACAGTCCCCCAGCCATATTATCCACCTACCTGTTTCAGCAGATCATCCAGCTTTGACATCTCATCCTGCAGGCCGGATACCTCTACTTTATCCTTGAACATCCCAAGATGCCGCCCCAGAAGCTCCAGCGCACGCACCTTGTCGCAGGACGCAACTTCTATTCCGTATTTGCCTTGCTTTATTCCTGCAAGAGCATGTTTCTGCTCATCCGTCAGGTTCTGTGTGAGTGTCAGCTCCACATCTTTTATCATGACAGGAGCCCCCTTCTCATCCACCAATGGGATTCGGCGCCCATCCTCAGCAGTAAATATTGCCTGTCTTTCTATCACTCTGGCATAGTCGGACATATTTGAAAAGGCGATATATGCCAATTCCTTCACCACCATATCCTGGGTGATTTCCGTCCTCTTCTGCCTGTCCTTCATACGCTTGTCTATATATTCCCGTACCTTAACATCTCTTAACAGCCTTGCTGCCGCTGCAGCTGCTGTTTCATCGTTCTTCACATTGGGATAAGCGGCTTTGTAAGCCCTGGTGCCATTAAGGTCTATCAGGTACTCTTCCGCAAATCGTTTTCTGCATTTTGTTAATGACACAAGGCTCACCTCTCTTTCAATCCAAAAAAGAACACCGCATTTCTGCGGCGTTCTTTCGGAGTACATTCAATGGAAGTTTAGGTTTCCTTCTGGATTCCCTATTTTTAATTATATCTGTTAATTCTGTTAATTGTGTTAATCTTTGAAAAAATCAGAAATTTTTTGACTGACTCTCCCACGACTATATCCTGTTGCATGCGCTACTCTCTCTTGACTGATACCGTCTATGTAGTACATCCGGAGTATTCTCCTTGTCATACTGTCCTCTATGCTCTCCACAAATTCTTCTATCTCCTCACACTCGGCATTCAGCCGGTTAATCCGGTGTTCATACCGTTTAACCGCATTGTCAATTTTTTTCCAGTCCACTCCAACCACCGCCTGTGGCTGCGGGTACCCCTTCCGGTAATCGTTGATGACCGAATTTCCTATAGCACTGTCCCCCTCTCCAAGATGTTCCAGTTTGTACTTCAATTCCTTTATTTCATCCTTCTTGCTCCTATAGGCTTCCAGCTCTTCCCTTTTCATTATGCATCACCTACCTTCACGGCCTCAGCTTCTTCCCGTATTCTGTCTGCCAATAAATTGCACGCTTCATCTACAGATGATATGTTATCCCTTATGTCCTGAGTAGCCACATCAAACTCCTTTCCCAGTTCATAAATTGTGTCACAAACACCATCTACATAAGTTCCTCCCTCTGATTTTTCATAGTTAGAACATTCAAAAAGTGACTCAGCAATATCAAGTCCTTTTCTTATTCCATCCATGAATGCTTTTTCTTTCTCCATTCTAAGAAGGGATGCCCTCTCTTGACATTCTCTTGCTTCCTCTATTGCTTTAAGCGCTTTATCAGTATCAATGTCTTTTGCAATATACATTCTAATCTACCTCCCACAACTCAATAATCGTTAAACCTTTTTCAAGGTCGAAATCGTCCAGTTTCTCAAGGTCATTCTCTGTCTGTATCTTTCCTAATACCTGCTTAGCCTCTGATATATTGTTTTTCAGTAACTCAATTTCCTTTTCCAAATCGGCTAATCGCTTATACGCCACCTTTTTAATTTCATCAATCTGCATTTACACCACCGTCTTTCACGATTGTTATCACATCTTCCGTTTTTATCTCTCCGCGTTCCCTGATAGATAACTCTTTGATTTGCTGTACGACCTTGTCCGGGTCGTAGGCGGTAGGCTGCTCCTTTACTTCATCAATAATGCTATTAGTAACATCGTAGGCTGTCATATATCCGCAGATAGCTTCATTTGTCGCTCTTTCTTCTAGTACTTTTACCAGTTCATTCTCATCAATCAGTCTTCCCATTCTACTCCACCGCCTTTCACAATCTCGATAGCCTTACTATAGGCTATAAGCATTCCTAATTCCTTTGGTTTTTCATTTACGATATCATCAAGGATTCTATTTACCGGGACAAGACTTTTCAACTCTTCCAACTGTTCCACGACCTTGTCCGGGTCGTAGGCGGTCGGCTGTTTATCAATAACAGAAGCAATGCGTAAAAAATCTAAGCAATCCATATCTTCGTTCTTTGAAATTGCTTTTTCTAAATCCGCTTTTAATTTATCCGCATCAATCAACCTTCCCATCGTTTGCCCTCCTGTTCCATTGCTTCGTCGCTTTATATTGCGGCTTCCACAACATTACAATCCTATTTTCTTTTGGGTCTACAAATCCAATAGAATCATCATAGATAGTCAGATTAAATCCACTCTTTATGCAAGCACTCTCGATTTCCTTTTTTAATTCAACTGCTCTTTTCTGTTCTTCGCTCATTCTTCATCACTCCAATCTAACTTTTGACCGCAACTCGGGCAATATTTGCAAAATTGAATTTCTACTTCACCGCAAGCAGGACATTCTTTATACATGCATCTGTCGGTGGGTTTCTTCGGCACCTGCTTTTCCATAGCAGAAATCATAATGTTCATGTCTTCTTCAAGCTGTTTTGCTTCATTGTACCTTTTTTGATTGCACAAGCATTCGATATCTGCGGAATAAATAATTCTACAGGTTTGTATTGTTTCTTCTATTTTCACTCTTCATTTCTTCCTTTCTCTTCCAACGAATTGTACATCCGCAAATATGCTTTAAAATCGTTTGGGGTCATTTTGTCTGCGATGAAGTCACAAAAAGTCTTTCACTCATAAATTTTCTGCTCCCTCTTTTTTGTACCTGCCGTCCTTTGTGTAGTTGATATATACCGGCTTCGTCCGTCCTACCCGCATGGCTGCTGCCGGAACGTTCTTCTGCATCCCGGAATATACCTTCTCCTTACTCGGTGTCTGCTCTGCTATCATGTCTTCCTCCTGCCAGCTCATCGGCTCTTTTTTTCCACTCTGTGACTTCTCTACATTTTTCTTCATATAACCTGTCCATCTCCTCTATCTGCCCCGGCGTAAGACCGGTGTTCTCGTAATCTTTTAATTTGAATAATGCTCCGTACATCTTTTCATACGTCTGCTGCGTAATGACAGCGCCTTTATACAGGTCTTCCCACTTTACACCTTTCAGCGCCCAGTTCCCGCAATTATCCGTTTCTGTCAATCTGCTATTTTCCTTCATTTTTTCTGCCCTCCTTATAATATCTTTTGTTGCCCCAATACAGTAGGAAGTACAAATACACGGATATCATACTTATAGCGATATAAACCCGTCCGGGATGCCTACTGCCGGCTTCCCACATACCTGCTGCCGCTCGGACTCATCCAGTACGTTCTTTCCAAATATCTCCCGGAAGTTCAATGCCGGATATGCCCTTTCAAATGCCCTCTGGGCATCCTTTTCCAGCATCCGGCGGATGGCATCGTTTCGGTGGACTGCTTCCGGTCCTCCGTCATATGTATGGTGATTGATGCACAGATACACCTTCAATCCATATTTCTCCGAAAGTCTCCGGTTCTGGCCGCCATACATCACATGATGCTCTTCCAGGTTCCCATGCCGGCTATAGTTGTGATGCAGGTTCATGCACAGGTAGCAGGTTTTATCCTCTTTCCTGTGCATGATTGACTTGCTCATCGTGACTCCATGGTTTTTTTACTGGATGTCACCATTTCCACCACAATCGTGCCTTTATTGGTGCGGCGCAATGTACCTTTGACGCCATTTCCTGTGTCAACCGTTACCTTTGCCACATCCTCGTTTTCTATGTAGACCAGTGCCTCTTTCATAATGGCTTCAATTTTCGGGAAGTCCTCCCGGAACAGTCGGATGATGTTTTCTTCCACCGTTCTCTTGGCTTTTACCTTTTCCTGTGCCGCCTTTGCTTCCTCGCAAGAACATTTTTCCGTTGCCCACTTATCAAGCTGCTCCTGCTTCGCCATTCCTGATGTGCATAAAATCATGGTCTGTCCACAATACATGCAGGTACCTGTCTGTTTCGCTACGCCTTCCGGCATTTCCCTACTCTGTTCTGTAGTGCTCATCTGCTCCACGCTCCTCTCCCATTTCTTCCAGCTGTTCCACCACTGCTGCCAGATGCTCCATATTGGTCTTGACCTTGCTCATCTCCTCTTTGTCAATCAGCAGTTTTTTATACATTTTCATGGTGTGTGCCACTTTTAACGCCAGCTCCTCGGCTTTCTCCTGCAGTTTATAATACGGGTCTTCCACTATGCTTCCGTCCGACTGCTCCGGCTCCTGAGCTGTTTCCACGGTTTCTCCTTCGCTTTCGCTGCTCTCTGTATCCGTGTCAGGTTCCTCTTCCTGCTCTGCCTCTGTGTCAACTTCCGCGGGCTCTGTGTCCTCTGTTTCCTCCTGCTTTTCCGTTTTGGGCGGCTCATTTTTGTGCGACGTCGCACAGGCTTCCGCTTCTGTCTTTTCGGGCTTTTCCGGTGTTTTCGGCTCTTCCTTTACCGGCTCCACGGCCTCCAGCATTGGTCCGTAGAAATTTGTCCACGTATCCGGTCCGTAAGAGTCCCGGTAAATGGACTCTACTTCCTCCAAAAATGCATCCCATGACAGCTTCTTGGTTTCTTTGGTTGTCACAGTCTTATAGGCTACGCCTCTGTCCACATCGTACAGGAACATGTAAATGATGCCTTTGTTAAATGCGCCGTACTCTGACGGGTTTATCAGTTCTACCTGCTGCTTCCGCATCTCCTCTGTGTGCTCCTGCTCCAACTGCATTTTCAGAACCATGTTCAGGACGTCCTTTTTGTCCTGCTGCCGGAAAAATTCAATAATGCACTTCTGGAATGCTGTGTATACTCTTTCTGTCTCTTCCCGTGCCGGTTCTTCTGATGCCTGCTGCCGGTTGAAATTCTTAAATTCCCTTATATCGGACACTGTGCTCTTGTCCGTGAGGAGCTGGCAGTCCTCGTCCGACAGGGTAAGCATCTCCTGCAGTTTTGATACTCCGAAGTTTTTATATTCCGGGAGCAGTTCCGTTGAGTTGCCCCCTATGGAAAACTTGGATGTAATTGCCATGAAGCGCTGCGTGGTGGATCGGTGCAGTCCGTATTCCTTCTGGGCAAATTCGTAAATGTCTGTTGCCCCGTCCTGCCTGTAGCTTTCCTGTGCTTCAATCTCTTTCAGCCGGCAGCCTATGTAGACAAAGTTCTCCGCCGTTTCATTCAGCTTTTTTCTGATATCGTCTTTCATTGCCTGCCATTGCCATAATGTTATCTGTCCTTCCATTCCTTTTCTCCTTCCTTAGATGGCTGCTACCTTTACCGGTATCCGCACTTTTTCCTGTTTCATTTCCTCTTTTTTCAGCCTTTTTTTGACTTCCATCATCCACTTTCTTGCAAAGTCCTTGGCTTCCTCCGGCGCTTCCCCGTTGTATATAGACCGGAGCTGTTTTAAGGATGCCACATTGGTGATTTCCACCGTACAGTATGACTCGTCCGGCCGCTCTTTCCGCCGCATAAATACCACGACTGTTTCACCTTTCACGACCCTGTCGAAATAGCCGCCCACACAGTTATGGTTCATATGTCCTTCTTTTGTGAAGTCCGACTTCTTTTCCGGTACCTTGATAAAAAATTCTTCGTCCTCAAACCCATACAGTTCTTTCAGCTTCGGCACCATCTTTGCATATTCTTTATTTTTCTTCCGGATCGTCATATCCTCTATCTTGTTTTTCCTTGCTCTCTGATCCTCTACTGCCATATCATGTGCCTGCCGGAAATGTTTCGGAAATAGTACCATATCGTTTCTCATGTCCCATCCGCAGAATGCTGCAGCTTCCAGGTAATCCAGATAGTCTCCATAGTCTCTTTTTCCTTCCAGCACATTTGTGTAATACCGGTACATCCGTGCCGGTGACGCATACTGCAGAATTTCCCTTATACCTCTTTCGTCGAAATACTGTTTGAAAAACTGCAGCTCCGTCCGTGTCATGTGATACCCTAATTCTTCCGTGGCGCGCATCAGCCTGATCTCCCTTGCGGATGCATCGTATTTCAATGCTTCCAGCATCAGGTTTTTGCTGATGCCCAGTGTCTCCCACGGCTTTTTCCCCGGTTTCAGTGTCATCTCCTCCTGCAGAATGTCCAATGCCAGCCGCCGGAACCCCATTTTGATAAAGTATTCCACTTCCGGGTACAGGTGCAGCGAACGCATCATCCGATACACATTTACAAATGCTCCCGGACTTTTCTTTAATGCCTGTTCTATAGGGATATACCTGATACCGGTTTCCTTCCTTTCCTTTTTCAGGTTTTTCCAGTAGATGCGTGCATCTCCAAATTCATAATAGCTGTAATAATATCCGTGCCTATTCGGTTCATTGGTATACGTGCACCACCGGCTTACTCCTGTGCTTTTATACGGGCCATATTCATAATGTCCGTACCGGTACATGGTATCGTCGTATATCTCCCTTACCTCTTCCTGAAGATAATATCTCGGCTTCCAGTCGTCCTGCTTTCCCGCTATCAGCAGCGCCTTAAATCTTCTCGTCACCCACCCGGAATCGTCTTTCAGTCTCTGAATCAGTGCCACAGTTCTGTTCAGCCTTAACTTCTGTGTTCCGTTCCACGGCTTCAATACCGCTTTCTTTTTGCAGTTCTCACACCTGCATTCCTTGTCCCTTTTGGGATTTCTTACCGTAATACTGCTGCCGCACTGCATGCACATGGCTTTCTTTTCCGTTTTTCTGTCCTCTGCATTGTAGAATATGAATCTTTCTGTGTAGAAACCATATTCTTTTACCCAATTTTCAAAATCATCTGGGATTTCCGGTACCAGCGCCATGTCTTCATCTATCCCGTCCGTCTCTCTTTTGTGTTTCTCCGTCAGCTTTTCCTTCCTGATTTCATTCTGAAACTGTTTTATCAGCGTTTTTACCTCGCACCGTTCTGCGTCCAGATACCGGTTCACCATTTCCGCAGATGTCTTATCTGCATAAAATCCTGTCCGGTAAATCATGCCCTCTTCGCTTCCATCTTCGCCGGTCCACCAGCTATACAGGCTTTCAATGTCCCCGCTTCCCCATTTTTCTTCCTGCGTCTTGTATGTGCCCTGTTCTCTTTTGGTCTTGTCCAGAAAAATTTCAAACCGGGGTTCCTGCAATCCTGCTGCCAGGTCCTTTCGCATATACATGGACACCCGGAGAATATTGTCCGGGCACATATCCGCCCGGAAGTATATATATCTTTGATACACGGGAAATCTGTGGTTTGCTTTCCACGTATATTCCGTTTGTTTCCATTCCGGCACATCCGCTTTCACGAGCCGCAGTATCTCTTCCGTGGCCGGAAGCGGCGGGAGCTTTTCAAGCATTTTCTTTTTCATCTGCCTTTGCCTCCTTCTTTTCATCTGCAAGGTAATATTCCCGAATAATGGTCTTTGCTCTTCCCATTCCCGGAATACCCAGCTTTACCTTTCCGCTGAAACCTGCTGCCTTCTGGATATCCTTGTCCACGTCCAGCATGTTTTTGTACGACCACTGGAGCAGTGCCCCCATACATCCTTTCAGGCTCTTATTTTTCCGCCGTATGGCTGCTGCCAGCTTCTCGTTGTCCATACACTGGGATTTCAGATATTCTGTCCAGTCTTTCATGATTTCCACCGGCTTAAGGTCTCGCTCCTCTGTCTCTATCTTTCCAACAGCTGCCATCATGGTGTCGGTCAGTTCTTCAATCTCACCCGATGCATACAGTTCCGCCATTTCCACCGGTATCCCGTTCTCTTCCGCCAGCTTTTTCAGATTTTCTATATCGCCTTCCGCTTTCAATCCTTCCGCTGTTTTATTGATTTCTTCCGCGGAATCCATATTTCCAAACAAATCAAACATTTCTACTCCTTTCTGGCAGGGATTTCTCCCTGCCTCACACTGACATGTTTTCAGTTTTTCGTGATACATATTTGAACCATTACATGGCAAATACCTACTTTTCGGATGCGGCACTCTTCGCCGCCTTGTCGACTTCGCGGAGCATCCAGTCCCGGTATGTATGCTCCATGGCGATTTCTGCCCGAACCGGCAGTCCGTTCAGTCTTTCCGCTATTTCCTGCCACTTTTCGGCGTCCTTGATGGGCTCGCCCTTCGCCGTTTTGAAGCCGTTTGCAATCCAGTTATCCATCCAGCTTTCAAATACCGCCTGGATGTAGCCGGAACTGGTGCAGATAGTGAGGTCACAGCTTTTCAGCCGTTTCACTGCTGCCAGGATACCCATGCACAGGCTCTGATGCTCCGTGGTGTCCGGAATTGCTTTGACTTCGGTCAATGTGACCGGTCCTGCTGCCGCCCGGTATTCCAGAACGTAAGCATAGGCGCCTGTCTGCCGCCGTGGTCCCCGGATGGACGTTTCTATGTATAGCCTTACTTCTTTCAGCACTTATCCTTCCTCCTTTCCCGGTGGGAGCTCCACGATTGTATATTTCTGATACGGTGTTCCCGTAAATTTGTTAATGCCGTTTACGATGGAATCCGTCAGCACATAGTATCCCTTGGGTGCTTTCGGCACCGGCTTCCAGTTCACGAAACGTACCTTTTTCTTCTTTTCCACTGGCCGTATGAGGTTGCGGCTGCACATATAGGACAGCTTCTCAATGGTCTGCTCCTTATCCATCCGCTTCTTGGTTTCCTTAACGATATACTCCGCCAGCACCTTGTAGTCCCGGTTATCGTCCAGCGGCGTCATATGCGGGCGCCCCCGTGTCCAATGTTTCCGGATAATGTCCCAGGTACAGGTCTTCTCATTGTGTTCATTGTTGCAAATCATATGCCAGTGGGTGGCTCCCTGTTTTCCTGTCTCGCAGGTAATGATATATTTGAACTGCCACCCCTGCTTTTTGAAATCCTTTTGCACCTTATCCCGGAATGCCCGGATAATCTTCGGCGCTTCTTCCTTTGCCGGGCGTTCCTCCTTCCTGCAGGTGAGCTGTACATGTAGGTCCCCGCCCATAAAATTCAGCTCCATGGTCCGTCTTAGATACTGGCACCGCTTCCAGAAGTTCTGTCTTGCCACCTCTTCCTGTGTTACCTTCCGCTTTTCTTCCCTGGGAACCCCGGGAGCTCCGTACCTGCCGTCCTTGTATTTCTCTATCTCCACTTTGTTGTTAATTCTGCACGATTTTATGATATAGATTTCCGCCACCCTCTTTCCGCTATGTTTAATATCCTAATCGAGGGTGTAAAAAATGCCCTCGCATTCTGTCTTTTTATTGCTTTTTGCGGTGGCACATGCTATACTGTATTTAGCATTGATGAGCACAGTTTGTGCCACCCTGGACCGTTTCCCGACGGTCCTATTTTTTTGCGTAAAATCGTTTGTGCTGGAGATATGCCTTTCTCTTTTTCTCCTCCTCGATCCGTTCCTCTTCGTTCCGGATGCACTGCTCCAGCATTCGGATTACCAGATCTTCCTCAAATGCTCCGTCTTTGGCGTCTGCCGGGTCTGCTTCGTATGGTCTTGTCCCGAACAGCTTCTTTTTTACATCCTCCGGCATGTCCAGCTCCGTACACAGGGTGAGAGCCTTGTCATACAGACGTTTGGCGATAATCCATTTCTTTCCGTAGCACGCCGCCCGGAACTCCCCGGCCATATCAAACAGCCGTTTTTCTATCTGTTCCTCTGTTTTCATGGCTTGTCCCTTCCTTTCTCATTCTGCTCATATATCCGGACTCATGTGCTGCGGCAATTCCTGCAAGGATGCCTGCTGCCAGAATAACCAGTGCAACTGCTATCCCTTGCGGATCTGTTACCTCCTGCTCCCAGGTTCCCGCCAGTCCGGCCAGCCCCACCATGACACAGATAAAGCTTATGTATGAAAAAATCTTGTCCATCCTTTTTTCCTCCTACCGGAAGCACCCTCTGTTCTGCAGCTTGTCAAACTCTGCCGTCTTGATCAGGTACTTGCCGTTCTTTTTAGTTAATACAGAAACCCTGGAGCCGTACTTGCTATGTACTACCCTTCGCAAATAGAATTCCGAGTATCCCATCTCTTTCAGTTCTGATATGCTCATCAGTGGTTTTGGATATTCCATGTCTGCTCCTTTCTACTGCATATCATCCAGCATAAGGTACAGCTTCGTCAGCGTTGCCCTGGAGCTTTCACTTATGTAGGAATGTTTTGCCAGATATGTGATAACGGCCGTCTTTACATCCTTTATCTCTTCTTTGTTCTCAAACTGAATACAATTCTTCTCTTTTACCATGCCTGATGCTCCTTTCTCCCTGTGCCCTCCATGCGACGCACAGACGGCTTGAATGTCTGTGCAATCGCTACATACAATAAAGGAGATAATGATGTACTGCGGCTGTACGCCGCATGGAAAGCACACGGCTCTGTTTTTTGTGTTAAACTCCGTTTAACTTTTTAGGTAAAAAAATATTCTGGATACTCATCCTTGGGGATACCAAGCGCATCTGCCCATGCTTCTATATCCATCTGTGAAAATCCCGTGACACCATTTAATTTTTTAGATACAGAAACCTTAGAAATACCTATTTTGTTTGAAAACTTTTCTTGATTTCCATATCTTTCGACTATTCTCCCTCTTAATTTGTTATAAGTGTACTGCATACTCTTTCCTCCTTTCATGTGCACAGTTTAACACTGTTTAACTTTCGTGTCAATAGCAAAAGTTTAATTTTATTTAACTTTATATTTACAAGTTAAACACCTTTGTGATATAGTATCCATAAGCGGAGGTACAGATTATGAAATGTGAAGTCACAGCCAAGCGATTAAAACTGGCCTTAGATAAATGTTCTATGAAGCCCCAGGAATTATCAGAGAAATCCGGTGTAAGTAAAGCCTCAATTAGCCAATATATAAATGGTTCTCACACACCTTCTAATATAAGCAGCGGTAAAATGGCTACTATCTTAAATGTAAATCCTTTATGGCTTATGGGATTTGACGTTCCCATGGATATAGCTGCCAAGCCTCACACTCAGCATAGAAAAGGTATATCAATCAATGTTTTGGGACGTGTGGCTGCTGGCATTCCAATAGAAGCGGTAGAGGAAATTGTTGACACCGAAGAAATCACAGAGGAAATGGCTGCTACTGGTACATATTTCGGCTTGCAAATAAAAGGCGACTCTATGGAGCCCAGAATGTGCAGTGGTGATGTAGTGATAGTTCGTCAGCAAGATGATGCTGAATCAGGCGACATCGTTATAGCAATGGTGAACGGTGACGATGCCACCTGTAAACGATTAAGAAAATACCGGGATGGTATAGAACTGATTTCAAACAATCCAGCCTATCCCCCGATGTTTTATAGTAACGAAGAAATTGTGACAAAACCAGTAAAGATTATTGGTAAAGTAGTTGAATTACGCGGAAAATTGTAATTTTATAGGGAGGGGAATTTATGAGTTTAAAAGACATATTTCAGGCTTCGAAAATCAGGGAACAGAACGAACAGCTCTTAGCTATTAATGCAAATCTCCAAAAACAGATTGAGGAATTAGGTGTTACCGAATACCTTCAAACAAAAGAGAAAATTGCAGAACTCGAAAAAAAGTCTAATGAAAAAATAGCGAATCTTGAGAAACAATCAGAAATAGATTTAAATAATGCCAACAAAAAACTTGAAACACTTAATTCTTCCATCGTTTCCAGTAATCAAGTCCTCTCCGACGTTCAGACGCACATATCTGAACTGCATGAGAAAGAGGAAAAGCTCTCTAAAACTGTTTCTGCGCAAGAACGCAAAATAGGCAGATGCAAAGAGTTATACAAAAGTGTGGAATATGCTATAAGTAACTTTCTAAATTTAGAGGTTCCATATAGGGATTGTAAGCTTCCCTTAAAAGATTATGAAGAACTCGAGCTTATATCACCTTCTGTAATTTTGAAATTACATTGTATGGATGTTAAAAGTCTTCGCAAGGCCTATAACGATAATGAAAAGCAGATTAACTCCCTATTAGAGCAGTATCAAGCACGCTATACTACCAAAGCTAATAAATCCATTTACAACCTTATGGTGATTGCTCTTCGCGCCGAACTTCAAAACATCTTATATAATTTAAAATACGAACGTTTAGACAAGGCCATTGAAGATGTGAAAACTGTATCTGCTAAATACTTAAAAATTGCTGGCGAAGGAAATCAGAGCATAGCGGGAACTCTTACCAAGTTTATTGGTGAAATTGAGTATCTATTTATTAATTCCGTGAAAATTGAGTACAACTACTATGTAAAGAAGGAACAGGCTAAACAAGAGCAGCTGGCTATTAAAGAGCAAATGCGGCAGGAGGCTGAAGAACGGAAGGCCCTTGAAGCTGAGCGTAAGAAAGTGGAGCAAGAAGAAAGTAAATATAAATCTCAAATATCTTCATTAACAGAACAAGCTGCCACTGCCCAAGGTGATGAGTTAGAAGCCTTAAAAGCCAGAATTATAGAATTGCAGTCGCAACTCTCTGATGTCATTGTAAAAAAGGATGAAATTACCAAACTGCAAAACGGTAAAGCAGGAAATGTATATATTATTAGTAACCTTGGTTCCTTTGGTGATAACGTATTTAAGATTGGAATGACACGACGTCTTAATCCACAAGATCGAGTAGATGAATTAGGCAGTGCGAGTGTGCCTTTTAAATTCGATGTACACAGCTTTATTTTTTCAGATAATGCATCTGATCTTGAAACAGAATTGCATAAACGTCTCAACGATAAACGTGTTAATAAAGTCAATCTTCGTAAAGAATTCTTTCATGCTTCAATAGATGAGCTTGAGGAACTTGTAAATGAAATTTGTCCTACAGCAGAATTTAATAAAACAATGATTGCAGAAGAATTTCGTCAGTCCTTATCCTCTGATGAAGTATATACATCTGAATTTGAAGAAAATGACGATGAGGAAGAAGAATAAAACAAACTAAAAACTGCCCCGGCTGGAACCGGAGCAGTAAAGCGATATACCAAAATGATACAACGCCCTAAGCAAGCATATTGTATCATTTTCCCCGGTATATCGCAAGTATTCCGGGCATTTTTATGCCCTGAAGGAGGTATTTTATGCCAAGGAAAAACCGCTACAAGCCCCGAAAGGATGGGAGATTTTTCACCCAGGTATGCACCGGGGAATATGACGACTCTGGCCGTCCCATTCGAATACCTTTATACGCATCCAGTAGCAAAGAACTGGAGCAGAAGGTAGATGAGTTGAAAGCCAACATCAAGGCAGGAAAGTTTGTCATAAAGAAAAAATACACACTGGAAACCTATGCCGATAAATTTGTAGAAGTCTATAAATCCTCTCGGGAATATAACACCCAAAAGACCTATGAGGACATGCTTCGGCTCTACATACTTCCTGCACTTGGTAACCGGGAATTGCCTGACATCAAGCGAACCGACATCCAGGCAATTATCAATGAGCATTCCGACCATCCCCGGACCTGTGAACTTATTAAGATTGTTTTGAAGCAGATCCTGGACTCTGCCGTTGCTGACCATCTTATTGTAGAAAATCCATGGGTCCGAATAACCATGCCAAAGTATACTCCTCCTAAAAGGCGGATACTGACGCCGCTGGAGGAGCAGGCTCTCAATACTGCTGCCTTTGACCCGGAAGAGCACCTTCTGGTTATGCTCTTATTTGGCTGTGGACTCCGCCTTGGAGAGTTACTGGCACTGCATGAGAATGACATTGACCTACAGAGCGAAGAAGTGATTGTTCGGCATGCTTTAATTTTCAAAAATAACCGAGCGGAGCTAAAGGATGCTCCGAAAACTGCCAATGGCTTCCGAAGAATACCTATCCCAGACTTTCTTATCGACGAGGTCCGGTTCTACGTACTTCGTGTCCGGAAACAAGGCGGCACTTATCTTTTCACCTACTCCGGAGAACCTTTCAGCAAATCACATTTCTACGATGCCTGGGGAGTCATTGTCCGGAAGATGAATGCTGCTGTTGCCACAGATGATATGCCTGAACCTATAACCGGCCTGACATCTAGAGTGTTCCGATACAACTACGCAACCATTTTGTATTATTCCGGGATCACGCTAAAGAAAGCTGTTGATCTGATGGGGCATGCCGATGAAAAAATGATACTGAAGGTATATGCCCAACTGGACGAGGAACGGGAGAACGCAAAGAAAAAGCTGTCCGGCATCCGTCCTGGAATGGTGCGAACAGCCATATAGGGAAATATTTTATAGGGAGAGCAATCTCCCTATTTTTTTGACTACGCTACTGACTACATACAGGGTTCTGACTACTAACTGACTACATATATTTTGACGTATTTTCAATTATTTTATCACTCGAAATTTTGTGCGACGTCGCACACGGAGACCCGCATAAATACTGGTTTTTTCCACAAAAAAGAGACCCTGCAAAGGTCTCTTTTTTCGTGAAGCACGGGGGATTCGAACCCCCGACAACTTGATTAAAAGTCA